TTGGATAAAACTAAACCTAGTATGATTGTAGTTGTACCACTTGCTGCTGTGTACATCACATATGGTGTTCCTGCTGATGCAGGTTCTGCAGCGAAGTTTACAACCTTAAATGTATTTGCCATTTCTTTTTCCTTTTATATTAACCAAGTGCAATAGCAAGTGCTGTGGCATTATCATCTGTTACTGCTGTTAACACACTAACGTCCATTCGTTTTAAAGTTCCACCATCACTTACAAATAATTCATCATCTAATGCTAACCCAGAAGTTAAAGCCGTTTGACCAGATATAACATTATCATTAAGGTGCTCGCTCTCAACTGCATTATCTGCAATTTTTGCTTCTGTTATAGCATCTGCCGCTATTAATGCCGTAGTAATTTGTAAGTTGGCTATGTGAGCCGTATCAATAGAAGCATCAACGTATTGATCACTGTTTATTGAGTTAGCTGCCATCTTAGCAACAGTAATCTGAGAATCTGCAATGTGAGCCGTATCTATTGATCCATCCGTATAATGCTCCGAGTCTATAGCGTCATCTGGTATCTTCGCAGAAGTAACAGCATCGGCTGCTATTAGTCCTGTAGTTATCTGTAAGTTGGCTATGTGAGCAGTGTCTATACTTCCATCCGTGTAATGCTCCGAGTCTATAGCGTTATCTGCTATTTTATCGCCATTAACAGCATCGGCTGCTATTAATGCCGTAGTAATTTGTAAATTACCAATATGAGCCGTGTCAATAGATCCATCTGTATAATGTTCAGAGTCTATAGCGTTGTCCACTATCTTAGCACCAGTAATAGCATCGGCTTGGATATCGGCTGTTTCTATTGTATTATTAGGAAAGACAGGAACTGCTGTAAACGTGTGAACACCTGTTGTTGTAGCTGTTCCACTAATTTCTACATTACCATTAATATCAATCAATGTTGAAGTTAAGTCTATCTCATCGTCAGCAGCAATAGATAAGTCACCATCAGCAGTAGAACTAATATGTATTGCAGCATCACGAAAGATTATCTTATTGTTAGTGCCTATGGTAGTTGCGGCAGTTATGCTAACTGCACCGTCAATGTCTACAACATCTAAGTTTGTAGTACCATCTACATCTATATCACCTGATATATCAAGACTTGCTACTGTAGCAGTTCCTGTTAATGTTGGTGCAGTAAGTGTTTTGTTTGTTAGTGTATCTGCTGATACAAGAGATACAAGAGTTGAGTTAGCACCAGCAGGTAACATTAGGGTATTGGTTACAGATGCTGAGTGAGGTTGCCCAAATACTTTTTGACCATGTGAGTTTGATTCACAGTTAAATACTATAGCACCTGAGTTAGTGTTACCTCTTACTACTACTGTACCTGTTCCGTTAGGTGCAAGGTCTAGTGTAGCGTTGGAGGTTGTAATAATATCATTGCCATTTAAATCAAGGTTGCCACCTAGTTGTGGTGTTTGGTCATTTACAATGTCTTCTGAATCAGATGAAGCAAGACCGTCTATAAAAACACTTCTTGCAACTTTCTTTAGCCCTCCACCTGAAGTATCTACTATTAAAATAACGTCATCAGAAGCAGCAGCAGTCATAGCAGTTAAATCAGTAACAGCAATTGGATTAAAACCATTACCATCAGCAATTAACATATGACCTGCTGTGTTAGTAGCCATAACTAAGTCATCACCAGTTATAGTTAAATCACCTGTTACAACAACGTCACCACTAAATGTAGCCTTACCTGCAAGAGCCATATCAATGTCAAGAGCAGTAATAGCACTTGAGCCATCTGTACCCTTTATAACAAAGTTTTTATCGGCTGTGCTTACAGTTAATTCAACGTCTGTGGAGTTATTGGCTATATCTAATATAGATGTTCCACCTGATTTAACAATTACATTATTGCCACCTGCATCAAGAATAATATCTCCTGAAGAATCAAGTGTTATGTCTGTTCCATCATTAGTAATTGTGTCTAGTGCAATGCTTCCTATGTTAGTAATGTTTGCATCACTCATATCAAAAGAGCCAGTAACATCTAAGTCACCACCAACACTTAAATTACCAGATACATCTACAGCACCATTAATGTCTATAGTTGTAGCAGCAATCTGTATCTCTGTATCTGCAACAATATCTAATTGTCCATCTGCTGATGAATTTAAAAATATAGCAGCATCACGAAAGATTATCTTATTATTAGTAGCTACTGTAGTTGTGGCTGCAATATTAACTGCACCATCAATGTCTACTACATCAAGGTTAGCTGTTCCTGATATATCTACATTACCATTTATGTCAATAGTTGTTGCAGCTAGTTGTATTTCTGTATCAGCTACAAGGTCTAGTTGTCCGTCTGCACTGGAATGGATGTATATTGCTGTGTCTCTAAACTGTAGCTTCTCTGTAGTAGCAATAAGTATGTCATCATTAAATTCAAAGTAATCCTCATCTTCTTTCCACGTAAGTAATCCATCATTAGTATTAGCATTAAACGCTAGTGTTATATCAACATCTTGTCCTGCACCTACTGTAATTGCATTAGCAAGTAATGCTGAAATAGCTCCACCTTCTCCTGCTGTACCATCATGCGTGTGTCCTGACGATGCTGCAAAGGCTGCTAATAACTGATTAAACTCGTCATTACTATGAGCTGCTGTTACAACATCTCCATCTGCGTATGTGGACTGTCTAGTGTATGTATCACCCATTAACGTCTAGCTCCTAATTGATATTCTAATTGAAAACCTTTAAGTGAATACGGTGCTGTTATACCACCATCTTCTACCTTTAATGCTACAGCAAAACCTGAACCTTCTACTGCTTGTCTAACTAATGGTTCAGATACACCACTGTCATACACAGTACTAGCAGCACCATACTTAGTAGCTGAATTGCCATATATTGTAGCAACTTGAGCAGTATCTAAGGGGTAAGCAGCAGGTTTAGATGCATTAACATCATCGTAATCATATCTTACAAACAAATCAGCATCTAGTGTAGATTCAGGTTTGTAGTTTACTATAACCCTCTGCATATGTTTTCTTATTCCGGGGTCGTTAAATGTTAAATCAGGACTTCTATACTTTCCTGATATAGCAGTTCCATCAAATGTATTACCTTGTTCTTGCCTATGTATAAAGCCATTATCATAGTCACCATGTAGTATTAGTACATCACCATTTAATACAAAGCTATCTGTGCAAGCAGGTCTTAAACCACGAACTTCTGCAAACTCAAACTTCTGACCTTTTAGTACACAGATGATACCTCTAGTGGATTGTTCATTAGTATTAGCTTTAGTAAAAAATATTCTGTATTGTGTCTTGTCAGTTATAACTACTGAATCAAATTCACCAGCACTAGATATCTGCTCATTAAAAATAGACTGTACAGCAGAGCTTATAGTACCCAATTCAACGTCACCAATTCTAGCAGTACCAGCAATAGTTCTTAAACCATCAGGACCTAAGAATATTAAGTCACCTGCAAATTCTTGAATAGTGTCACCATTTATGCAACCTATGTTTCTTGTTACGTCAGAGACTGCAAAGTTAGCACTAGATGTTCCTGACAGTTTAAATATTCTAGTTTCACAAAAGATAAATAAATTGTCACGGAAAACTTTTATACCTGTTATCTCGTCATCAACTTTAATACTACCTGCACCTGAACCACTATTAAATGCATCCTCGTCAAAGGGTTGACTAAATACTACCTCTTGTTTAGTAGTTGACTTACCTGCGTAGAACATATGGTTCTTAAAAGATGCTACAAACTTAGCACCTGCTACTGAGCTATCACTTACGTCTGTTGCAGATAAAGAAGAGTTAAATACAGTAGGTGCATTAACACCATCTAGTACAACTATTTTATCTGTGCCATCAAAGTTAAATCTTTCAAATGTATACTTACCTGCACTCGTTCTACCACTATCTATACTTGTCCACGATGAACCACCCGGAGTTGCACTAAATATATTAGTACCTCTAGCTGCTAATACTTTATTACCAAAGGTAGCAACCATAAGTATTTTTTCTACATCAGATGAAGTAAAAGGAACAATTACTGAGACATATTTTGTGTAGCCATTAATACGTCTGTAGCCACCCTCAATAGCAGGTTCAAAGTTTTTAAGCTCTAATGCTTCACCCGGTAACATCATAAAGGTAGACTTGTTTAATACTAGTCCACCCTCACAATTAAAGGCTGAAGGAGTTGTTTGTGATAAGTCAGCCATACTAGTTTACTCTTATATTCAAACTAGAACCTGTACTACTATTTGATTTAGCTATATAAGTAGACCGTATATATTCAAATCTATTAATAAGTAAGGTTTGCATATTTTTAATACCTTGCTCAAATCTATCCATATTAAGTTGATACTGTTGAGTTTCTCCACGATATTGATATACAAATGCTGTAGCACCGTCTACAATAATTGCAGCAAATCTATCAGGTACTGTTGTAGTACTGCCATGAACAGTCATGTCTGTAGGAAAAGTAAAAAAATCAAATTTAATAGTATAACTTTTTCTAGGAAATGGATAAAGTAAATAATTGTTGTCAGGAGTTCTTACAATAAACTCAGGAACACCACCACCATTAAATTGCGTTACTGTAACACCACTAGCTATTATAGCTGCTGTAGTACTATTTGCTCCTCTTACACATCCTGTAAATGTAGTGCTTGAACCTATAGCTGTATATGTAATTTCTTCATTACCTATAAACAAAGTACCAGAGCTATCAAATCCAGACGTACTTGTAACAGTTATAGTAGTAACACTGTTTGTGTGCGTTGTACTTGTTGTAGTACTATTTACATCGTCTTCTTGTGTGATAAAAGCATTTATGTATTCATTATAATTTAGTACACGTAGTCTACCCCCTACTACACTTAAATCAGAATCTTTTACTACTCTAAACGTATTATAGTCTACTGTTTTAGCAGTAGCAGGTATACTGTATCTTGCTACACCTGCTGTTAATACTTCTGTATCAGTAGAATGATTAAAAGGATATTGAAACTCTTTTTGATTAATATATCTTATAGATTCATTAATTGAATTTTGGCATTGAACTTGTATACCCCTAGCACTAGAAAAAGTTGCCGAAGTTAATGCAACCTCGTTCAACCTTGCTATGACTTTATTTGTTAGTGTTAGGTAAGTTTCTGCCATGTTAATTCCTATGTAAAATGAAAGAGCAAGTTGCCCTGCTCTCTCATATATAAGTTAAGCTAAAGTATCTCTATCAACTTCATTAGCTGCCATGTCACCAGCATCACTGATATCCATAAGAGTTGCGAACACTCTTATAGTTCCAGTTAATGTAGTTCCAGTTTGAGCTGCTACA